TATCGCTACTGCTGAAATCAACTTACGAGCTTGAAGTAATAATCTTCTTACATTCAATCTGTTAAGTGCTGTGTCAGCAACTTGTAAAGTTTTATTACCCCAAATTACAGTTCCAACGTCAGAGAAAGTTGCAATAGGGTTGATTCTACCTTGATACAATGTATCTCTGTCAGTTTGTGTAAGTTTTTGTCTAGCTTTGATTGAGTTTACAAGACCTCTTGTGTAACCCGCTGATGCAAACCAAGGGAATGAAATGTTATCGGTCAATGCTAAATTTCTACAAACTTCACCTGTTGGTGGTAAATAAATTTGTGTATTGTTAACTGTATCACGAACTAATATCCAAGGATAATAAGTTGCTGTATAGTTAGAGTCAATTCCTGTGTTGTCAAGATTATCAACAGCTTCTTGTGAGTAGATAATATCTTGAGGGTTTGTTGAATCAGGAGTATACATGTTGTAGTCAGGAGTTGTACAGATATAAACTGAGTCAGCTCTTGAGAATTGAACCATATCTATTGCCTCTTCTACTAAATTTGAATTGTTAACATAATCAATACTTGAAGTTGCAAATACGTTAATGTTTGTTGCTTCAGGATTTGCAAATGTTAAAATACCAAGTAAGTAAGCGTAATAGTCAGTGTTTGCAAAATCTTGTGTATTGTTTTCAATTACAATTCTCTTGAATAACCCATCACCTGTTGCTGTTGGGTATCTTGAAGATGGTGCAGCTCCTGCCAAATAACCTGAAGCTCCTAATTGGAATCTGTCTTGGTTAGTTCTCCACTCTCTGTAGATATCCCATCCGTCAAATCCACCTGCGAAACACACTGTGTATTTTCTTGAATAGATAAAGTAATAAGGATTTTCTTGGGTTTCAGGGTCATTTCTGAAATCAGCCACACCACATTCAAATGCTGTTTGACCACTTGACATATATGTGTTAGCAATTGTAACCACCGTAGCTCCTGAGTCCATATGGAAACCCTTACTTTGAATATTCCAAGGTTGACCTTCTACTAAAGGATTAGAAATCCAATTTGAAGGATTTTGTTTTCCTTTATATGTTAGGAAAGATTCGTCAACACCAAACTGACTTGAAAACCCTAAATAACTTTTTCTCACAACGTCTCCCGCAGATTCAACAGGTGCTCCACCCGCATTTGTACCAAATGGTGGGTTAGAAATAACTTCACCAGGAAAATAGTATTTAGTTTTATATTTTGGATATGGTGACGGATATAAGTTAAAATCACTATATTCTCTTTGAGTGTAACCATAAAAACCACAAGGTAACGCATCAATCGGAGCTTCATCTGCCATTTCAACCATGATAAATTTAGAAATCAAAGCAAACTCACCGTTTGACGAACCTATTTTTTTAGCAACAAAGTTATTTGATGCTGGGTCCATATTACAGTTTGTAAACTTTTCAATAACCACAGGATTAGCGTCTGTGTCAAAGAAATTTCTAACTAACACATCAAAGGTCATATTATTATACGATAAATTTGCTATTGAAACTTTAATTTCAGTATTTGCATCATCTCCATCAGAAATTGAAATGAACTTGAATAATTTGTAAACTTTATTACCTCTTAGTTCAGAAACCAAATAAGGTGTTTCAGGTGATTGATATCTTTCTAAATTGTATGCTATTGAAGATGAGTTTTCACTTCTAGCGTCAGGTAAAGAAATTAAATCACAAGATAATCCACGGATATAACCTTGATTGTATGCATAATTTAAAGAACCTTGGTAAGCCTCTTCAACATATATCGGAACATCAAATCTTGATTTTCCAAAGTTGTCAACACCTAATACTTTAGTTATGTATTTTGAATCTGCAGCTAACATAGACACTTCAAATGTGAACGGATTACTGTTTTTAGTTACTCCTGACAATAAAAATTGTGAGTATGGTGAACTTGTAATTCCTGAATATTGTCCTGTACAAATTAGTTGAAGGTTGTTTGGTACCCAAGTGTTGTTATTATTATAATCAATACCAACCTCGTAAACAGGACCATGGAATATACTTGAACTGCTATTTTCAAAATTTGAAATACCTCTTGAACGAAGAGTTGCAACCACCATGTTATTATACTCAGTATAAGAGGTACCTGTAAAGGTATATGAATTACCTACAACAGTACCTGTAAAAGAACCACTATTACCAGATATTAAATTTGATACACTATAATAAAATGAATAACCAGTATAATTGTTAGTTAAAGAATCTCCGTTTTGGAAATTAAAATTTGCATAATACCAAGAATCATTATCACCAGCACTTAAATCATTTTGTGCAAAATTATTTTCACAATCAAAAGGATTTCTAATTGTTGAATATTGACTAGTTACTGAAAAATACGCAGATTCAGGAATTGCACCATATACTATTGCTGTTGTTGCAGATGTTGATGGTGAATCCATAATAGAATCCAAGTAAGTATTAAAGTCATCTTGTAATGTTGACGTTGAACCATCTTGTAATCTATATTGTACATTTAAATTTGCTTGAACCTCAACAGGAAGTTGAGAAAGGTTTGTAAATGTGACAGTATTTCCTGTAGAATTTCCCGTAAATGTTGCGGTAAACGATGTTCCAGTGGATGGGTTACCAATAGTTGTTGGGTCTACGTTTGCGGTAACGGTAAGAGACCATGATGGACCCGCGTCGTAACCTGACAAACCTAAAACTCTAGTAACAAACAATTGGTTTGATTGTTGTAAATATGATTTAGCAATATAAGCCGCCTCATACTTTGGTATTTGAGTATTGTAAAACTTAACGGGCTCAGTTCCCCCGAAATAAGCTTGGAACTCATCATAGTTAGTTATGAATACTGGTTCGAATGCTGGACCCTTTATAGTTTCTCCAACAAGACCTAAAGTCGTTACACCCACACTTTGGGCTACGAAAGATAAGTCGGTTTCAGATGTGTATACGCCTGGTGATACGAATACTTTTTGATTTGCTTGTGCTGTTGCCATTATTAAATTATTCTGTTACAGATTTATTTTATTGATAAATATTCAATATTATATGAAAAAACTTTACTTTTGAATAACTATTTATAATCGGTAGGAAATAATTCTGCCTTTTTTCATACCATGAAAACAAAGAAAGAAATTAAGAATATAAAAATATCCCCTGAATCACACGAAATACTAAAAAAGTACTGTGATAAGAGGGGAATTAAGATTTATAAGTTTTTGGAAAATTTAATAATAGAAAAGTGTAAAGAAAAAAAAGATGTCTACGGTGAAGACTAAACCAATTTACTATTAAATGAAATCTTCGATTCCAACGCAGGATTAAATTTCGTTATTTCGATTCTCAATATATCATTCGTTGTAATTTGAATTATTGGAACATCACTACCATAATAGTCATCATTTATATAAATGTCATATGTATCAACATTATCAGAACCAACCAATGACATGTTAGCAGTATAATCAATCATATCAACCAAAGTAGTATTACCCGTAACAAATAAAAAATCAGATTCAAACTCATTTGGATTTTCAGGGTATTTTTTTCTTCGTTGTTTTTTTGTTGTTGTGTCTAATTCGAACAACTGTGTAATTCTTTGAATGGCAGGTTTAACCTCAAACTCCTCCTCGTCAATTAAGTAACCCATCATATTAAAATCATAAGATTGAACATAATATTTTCTGGCATCAATCGTCATTTGAGATTCGTCCGAAATATTTTCTAATATGATTGGAACATATTGTCCTTTAATAAAAGTATATGCTTGTCTTGATGCAAAAGTTTGCATAACAACTTTATTAAGTTGATTCAACTCCCTCATTCGATTACAAACAATTTTCATACTATATTTTAAATCAACAGGAACAGGTTGGGGAATTGTGTAAATGTCCATTCCTTGTTCATTACCGTTCCATGTTGGAACAGACGCATAATAAAACTGTTTACGGTTTGGAATATTATAAATTAGTGCAGGATTTGACCCATATTTTACTTCAGGTACACGAACAACCGTAATAAATGGAGGGGATGCATTGAAATCTAAATCCTGAAATTTCCAAGTTTCCACATATTGTGTCCAATTTTGAGTTGTTATTATTATATCAACCATTGGAACAATTTTACCTGCAGTAACAACTTGTAGTTCACTTTTAACAAAATCCAACATACCCCTATCCAAATCGGCGTGTAATACTGATTTTGGTAAATAAGTTCCATCTTCTTTAATATACTCTAATAGTTGTTCTCTACGAGCGGATAGTTCTTTTTTTGGAACTAACGGCAATGTTGGTTTAACTATGGTTTTTGGTAATGGCATTGTTTTATTTTACAACAAATAGTTTATCTTTTGAGTTTATCATGTCAACTTCTTGTGCACGATAAACAGGCTCTTCTGTATTTTTAAATACAAACGTGTCGTATTTGTATGGGTTATAGGTTACAACTTTATCTGAAGAAGGTGATGGTATATCTTCACAAGGGTATTCACAATAATCTAATAACGTTCCAATAACAAATGCGTGAACGTTTTTTGATTTTTCAGAACGAACTCGTTCTTTACCACCTTTTCTAACTCTAAACTCAACGTCACCCAATTTAACATAATCAGCATGCATAATTACTTTACTATCGTATGTTACCGAAAAAGTATGTTTGTGTAAATTATAATACACCATAACTTTTTTACCGATAAATAAAGAATCAAATTGCGATTCTGTTATAACAACTTTCATTAAATTCCTTTAAATTCGTTTTCACTTACATATGTTGCAATTATTGTCCTATAAAAAGGTTTGTAACCACCGTAAGTATGTTTATTATCAGATTTTACATATCCATCATCAGCAACTGAGTAATATCTTACTCGACTCTCAGTTTCATAATAACCCAAATAATCCCCTTGAAATATTTCAACACCTAAGTCATCAAGTTGTTTTTGATATATTGAAAATTTCATGTTGCCAGGTTCTTGTTGTTCAACTTTCGAATTACCCAAGAATTTATGTGTAGGAGCTAAAACTTGAACAAGTCCCTTTAATTCTACAGGTGCTAAATATTGTACACCATCTTCCAAAACTTCACCATAAACCGCATCAGTTTTTGTTCTATATCTATCAATACGATATAATATAACTGTAAAATTCATATCACCTTCTAACCACTCTTGACCCATACTGGTATCTAAAGAGTAATCCTCACCACCAAAAAATTTACCTAATCTTGTTATTGGAACTAAGTTCTGTGCCATATCCTTAAATGTTTTTTATTATATTCAGTATATTGATAAATACTCAAACTTCAACTATATTTAATACAAACTTTTATTTAAAAGAATGGAAATAAGTTTGGAGTCAAAAGCTATGGCGATTCTTGAAACGTATGAGGGTGGTAATAACTACCTTTTGGAATTGAAACGGAAATCACAGATTAACAAGAAGTTCTACCCAACAAGAAGCCAATCGGAATACATTTTATCATTCCACGACAAGCAACCAAAAGTTGCGAAGAAGTGGGTTATTCTTGATGCATACTTTGCACAGAAATTAGCGGATGATAAATTATATACTGAAATTCCACAAAAAGTTTGGGTTGAAAAGTTATTAGCGGATAAAGAAAAGGCATACCACATTTGGGGTAAAGTATTTGAAAAAGAAGAACTACATGATTTTTGGTTACCAAAAGCCGCAATCATAAAAGACAATTCCGTTAAAGACGTTGTTATTGATTATTCAAAGTATTCTCATCGTCCACCGTTAAATCACCAAAAGGAAGCCATCCAAAAATTAGTTGAAAACAAAAAGTTTATCTTGGCAGATGATATGGGTCTTGGTAAAACAACTTCAACGATTATCGCAGCTTTAGAAACAGGTGCAAAAAAAGTTTTAATTATTTGTCCAGCAACTTTGAAGATTAACTGGAAAAGAGAGATTGAAAACTATTCGGACAAAACCATATTCATCGCTGAAGGTAAAAACTTTAGTACTGATGCGGATTTTGTCATAACAAATTACGATATTATTAAAAATTTTCATGACCCTAAAAAGAAAGATGAGTCGCAAGTTCTTACTGCCAATTTTGATTTGGTTATTGTTGATGAAGCACACTATATCAAAAATGCTACGGCGCAAAGAACAAAACTAATCAACGACATCGTTAAAAAAACTGAAAGATTGTGGTTACTTACAGGTACGCCAATGACCTCTCGTCCAATGGACTATTTCAACTTATTGAGCTTGGTTGATTCCCCTGTCGCAAAGAATTGGATGGCTTACGCCATCAGATATTGTGCAGGTTACCAATTCAATGTAGGTGGAAGAAAAGTTTGGAATGTGACAGGAGCATCAAACCTTGAAGAATTAAGAGACAGAACTTTGGGACTGACATTAAGAAGATTAAAAGAAAATGTTCTTGATTTACCTGACAAAATTATCACCCCCGTGTATTTGAGATTAAAATCAAAACAATATGAAGAAGTTATGGGTGAGTATTATGATTGGTACGATAAGAACCCTGAAGAGTCAAAATCTCTAACTGTTCAATTCTCAAAATTAACAAAAGTTAGACAAATCATTGCCGACGAAAAAATTGCCCAAACAATTGAGATTGCTGAGAACATTATTGAACAAGATAAAAAAGTTATCATATTCTGTAACTTTACCGACTCATTAAATAAAATCACCGAACATTTTGGAAAATCAGCGGTTAAACTTGACGGTTCCATGTCAAAACCTGAAAGACAACACTCGGTTGACCAATTCCAAGAAAATCCAAAGGTTAAAGTTTTTGTGGGTAATATTAAGGCAGCAGGTGTCGGAATTACATTAACCGCCGCGGAAGCTGTTATTATGAATGACCTGTCGTTTTTACCTTCAGACCACGCCCAATCGGAAGACCGAGCATATCGTTATGGTCAAAAAAATAATGTTTTGGTTTATTACCCAATATTTGAAAATACAATTGAAGGTGTTATCTATGATATCTTAAACAACAAAAAACAAGTCATTGCTACGGTTATGGGTGACAACATGAACCCAGCCGATGCTGCGGAAGAAATTCTTAAAAGAATTAACGACCTGCGAAATTAAGCAACTTCGGATTATTTATATACAACGGATAATCCAAAATTATGAAAAAAACACAAGAGAAAATCCAACAACTACAAACACAAATACTTGAAAACCACATTAACCAAGAAAAAGAGTTGTTGATTACCGAAATGAAAAAAATAGGAATAGAAAAATTACCTTACTCCTATACAGCCCTCAAACAGTTTATTGACCCAGAGACAATGAACTTTCACTATAATAAACATTATAAAGGGTATGTGGATAAACTAAACGACGCGTTAGCTAAAAAGAAGTACGGAGATTTAGATTTAGAAAAAATTATTAAGACAATTAGTCGTTTTGATAAGACAATAAGAAACAATGCAGGTGGCGCCTTTAACCACGCATTGTTTTGGAACATGTTAACTCCTGACCCAAAAAAATTGGATGGTGAACTTTATAAAAAGATAACTAAACAATGGGGTACATTTACCAATTTTAAAAAAGAATTTGAAAAACAAGCCAAAGATAGATTCGGTTCAGGTTGGGTATGGTTAGTACTAACTTCAAACAATACTTTGAAAATTATGTCAACACCAAATCAAGACAATCCTTTAATGAATGTAATTGAAAATGGTGGTTTCCCATTGTTGGGTTTGGATTTGTGGGAACACGCATATTATCTAAAATATAGAAATAAAAGGGATGAATATATTACAAACTTTTGGAAAGTTGTAAATTGGGATTTTGTTACCAAAATGTATGAAATGAGAGTTGAAACAAAATTAACAGAATCAACAAAAATGAAAAAAATCATTAGTGAAGGTAAATCTGAAATGTGTTCTCAATCCGAAAATGAATTCTATAGAATGTTATTCAACGTAAATTCGGACATTAAATGGACTTACATGAATGGTATCAATAGAATTATGAAAGAAGTATTTCTTGAAAATTACATATCAAGTCCTGAAAACAATCAGTTACCTGGTGTTTATAATCTTGAGGGTCCAGGTAGGTCTGTTATCAATAAGTTAAATACAAACTATACATCTTTCTGTATTCTCTTAAAAGATTTAAATAAAGTGATATCATCAATTCCAAATAAAACTCCTATAAGTTTTATGGATAAAACTCCTGCAGGTCAGAAAAAAGAAGTTGAAAGATTTATAAAAGCGATAGACCATTTTAAATATAGAATATTTGATAAGGATAGTGCAACTCTACATAATTTATTAAGAACCTTGACAGAAAAAGATAAAGCCGGTTCAAAAAGAGAAGAAATTACCGCAGCAATCCTAAAAAGATATTTTGGAAAAGATGTTAATATTGAGGTTATTGGTGAGTTAGGAAGTAAAAAAGACGCAATCCAAGGGGTAGATTTAGAACTTACAAAAGACAACAAAATATACACCGCACAAATCAAACCTTTTAGAAAAATGATTATGAATGATGAAGGTATTACTTTGGAAGGAACCGCAAGTGTTAAGATTTATAATACCGATTTGATGATATTCCAAAAAGGAAAAAATGTTTTGATATTTGATAAAAAACCAAAAATTGTAAGAGGTAATTTTGTTTTCCCTGTGGATTCACTAATGTACAATATACAATGATAAACTAATTGATATTTATTAGATATGGCAGTTATACCAGAACCAGAAAGGTCAAAAATTTATACAAGAGTTAAACACTTATTGGGGGCTCCAATTAGAAGTGTTGAGATTGAAGATGAAATGATGGATTCTTTAATGGAACTTTCTATTCAAGATTATGAACAATACATTTTAAATTGGTTGATTGATAGTCAATGGGTTAACTTAGTTAATTTAAATATGACTGAAAAATCTGTTTCAAGAGCATTGATTACAAGAACAATGGATTTTGAACAACAATTTTCGTATTCGTATTCAAAAATTGTTGGTTTACAAGCCGAAGGTCCTTGGGTATTAAAGAAAGATTATATTATTCTTGAACAGAACAAACAAAACTACGAAATACCTGCAGGTCGTGAAATCAACGAAGTTTTATGGTTTAGTAACCAACCTATTACCGCGTTTGGTATGGGTGGTATTGGTGGATTTGGTGGTGTTGGACTTGGAGCTAATGAAGCCGGATTTGCCCAAATGGGATATCAGGGTTCTTATTTTATGATGTCAGGGTTTGACTATCTAATAAGAATGCAAGAGGCGAATATTTTAAACAGAATCCTTGGTGGTTCTTTGACTTATAGAATTACAGCATTACCTGACGGTAAAAAAGATTTACAATTATACAATGCACCTGGTAATAGTTTTAATTGGGGAAATTATAGTCAATATGTTGGTAAAGCTGTTTGGTATTGTATAA